GTGAAACTAAACGCCCGGCAGGTGGACACCGCCAAACCTAAAGATAAGCCTTACAAGCTGGCTGATGGTGGTGGTTTGTATCTCCTGATTAAACCTAATGGCGGCAAATACTGGCGGCTCAAGTATCGTGTAGCCGGCAAAGAGAAGCTGTTAGCGCTGGGTGTGTATCCTGAAGTCACATTGGCCGATGCTCGGGCAAAACGTGTAGAAGCCAAAAGGGGTATCGCTGGGGGTATCGATCCTATGGAAGCGAAACGGGAAGAGAAGATCGCCCGCGAAACGCAGTTAAACAACACCTTCAAAGATATTGCCCTTGAGTGGCACAGCAGCAAACTAAAAAAATGGTCTGCTGGGTATGCTTCAGACATCCTGGAGGCTTTCAACAAAGATGTGTTCCCTTACATTGGCAAAAAACCAATAGCTGATATCAAACCGCTTGAACTGTTGAATGTGCTGCGGCGCATTGAGGGGCGCGGCGCTACAGAAAAGGCCAAAAAAGTTAGGCAGCGCTGCGGGGAAGTTTTCCGTTACGCAATAGTCACCGGCCGTGCTGAGTATAACCCCGCTCCGGATCTCACCAGCGCCATGCAAGGGCATGAGTCCAATCATTATCCTTTCCTCACACCGAAAGAATTGCCTGATTTCTTCAAGGCGTTGTCAGTATATACAGGAAGCGCTTTAGTAGTTTTGGCCGCTCGTCTGCTGATTATCACCGGCTTGCGTACCGGCGAACTCCGCGGGGCATTTTGGGATGAAATCAATATCAGTAAGGCGGTCTGGGAAATACCAGCCTCACGCATGAAAATGCGTCGCCCTCATGTGGTGCCGTTGTCCAGTCAAGCTCTTACGCTTATTGGCCAGCTCCAAGAGCTAACAGGCAATTACCCGCTTATGTTCCCTGGCCGTAACGATCCGCGAAAAACAATGAGTGAAGCCAGCATAAACCAAGTCTTTAAGCGGATTGGCTATGACGGAAAAGTCACCGGGCACGGTTTCCGGCACACTATGAGTACCATCCTGCACGAACAGGGCTACAACACCGCGTGGATAGAAACGCAGCTGGCACACGTCGATAAAAACTCTATTCGAGGGACGTACAACCACGCTCAGTACATAGACGGCCGGCGTGAAATGCTTCAGTGGTATGCCGACTATATGGAAGCGTTGGAAAACGGCGAAAATGTAGTGCATGGAACGTTTGGAAAAAGCGCTTAACTGTATGTATAGACAGTGCTAATTGACAGTAGTAGACTTCGGTAGACGAACAAAGAATAGGCTATGTCTAGGCTGATCCCCGAAAACCCGTACACCTCTGCGGGCTGGCATAGCCGCTCAATTAATAGAGGGCGTGAGGTGACGTAATGTTCGATTTACCGGTGCATATTGGACGCTTGCGAATTGTATCTTTAGATCAGGCAGCCTTAGTTATGGCTGGAATATCTGAAAAGGTTGATAGCGTACAAAAAGCAGTAGAAGGGAATTATATAGGACATGAACAGGCATCTATTTACAAGGAAACTATCATACAAGCCATTCAGCTAAAGGAATTAAAGCCACTTCAAGCTTTCAAGTTAGCTGATTATAAATATGGTCTACCTGAGGCCGTCAGATTAAAAGTAGATGTTGAATCTATAACTCTGGATACTCCGATTGTTAATGCAACCTTCCTCGCAAAGGATATCTGGCCTTGGGTTGCTAATGAAATTGAGAGTGGTTTAAGGATGATTGATAGCCACTCCGCTGATTTAGATTCCGAGCAGTGCAATGAAGATTTACACGAACCCACCCAGTGGGGCAACTTCGCTGGCAAAGACACAGCACTCAAATTGATAGCCGGAATGGCAATTGCTCTCGAGAAAAGTCAGGGGAAATATCTACGTGGTGGCAAATTAAACAAATCTGAGGTGGCAAGGACTGCGACTAAACTGATTAATGATCATGGAGACGGTATCGATGTAACCAGTAAGGCACTGATTATGTTGATAGATGAAGCTCTTGAGCTTCACGCTTCCAAAATTTCGAAGTAAAGACTTCCAAAACTGACGCCGCACTTCCAAACCTTGTTTTACAGGTTCTAAAAAAACCTGTAAAACGGATCCACTCTCGCAGTTGTCACTTCCAATTAAAATCATACCGACTTCCACACAGCTAATCTGATATCTGGTTGAATTTATCTCGTACACCACAATAGACGTTATGAGGTAAATATGTCCCACTCTTTAATCAGATTGGCTGAAGTACAAAAACGCACTGGATATAGCAAGGCTTGGATCTATCGTCTTCTTAAAGACAATCGCTTTCCTAAATCGGTCAAGATTGGTTCTCGAGCCATCGCATTTGTTGAAAGTGAAGTTGATGATTGGATAAGCCAGCGTATCGAAGAACGAGATGCATTAATTTCCACAAAACCTCAACTGTAACTTAGACCGGGAAATTTATTATGACTAACAAAAATGCCCTAGCCGGGCAGGGTTTCGCTCAACCTGAAAACAGCAGCGATGATATTTCGGTCATTAAATTTGAGGCCGCGAAAGTCCGTATTGTTAAGATCAACGGTGAACCGTGGTTCGTTGCAAAAGATGTTTGCGCGGCGCTGGAACTATCCAATTCACGCATGGCGTTGCAGGCTCTGGATGATGACGAGAGAAATACCGTAACTTTAACTTACGGTATTCGCGGGAACCCAAATCATAGCGCTGTCTCTGAATCTGGTTTCTACAAGCTGATCGCCCGCAGCCGTAAAGCTATTACGCCGGGCACATTCGCCCATCGTTTCAGTAATTGGGTATTTCGCGAGGTTATCCCTTCTATCCGCAAGACTGGCTCTTATGGTGTGCCGTTCGCGTTCCTGAACGATTTTAGCCGGCGCATGGCGGCTTATCAGCAGGAGGCCAGCAAACGCGGGTATAAGTTGCAGCAGTGTAAGGGGGCAAAAGAAGCTCTTGAACAAGAGGAGATTCAGCTGTGGCGTAAGTATCAACCCGAGTTACTGAAGGAAAATAGCGATGATTAAAAAGGCAGGAAGAAGCCGGGATTATTACCCGGCTCAAAGGCTGATGGATCAGCCTTTAGGCTCTATGCCTTGTTTACGGAGCTCAGCGCGGGCAAGTTCCTTCATCCAATTACCAAGGCTCATACCTGCGCGCTCAGCTGCTTCATTCAATTGCTGGCGCAGTTCTGGATTAATTCGAATCTGGAAAGTAGGCGACCAGCCCTCACCCTTAGGTGTTTTATCTCGTTTTGCAGTTGACACGTACGTACATAACCTCATAGTATGGTTTTTGTTATGTACGTACGTTAGCACGGCGTACATTGAAAAGACAACGCCCCAGACTGTTGGAGCAGTACCGGGGCGTCTAACCAAAACGTTAGTTGAGGTAACATTATGGCTTGCACTAAGTCTACCCAAACACGCCCTGAATTTACATGGCGTTTTCTCACCTTGGGCGAATTCACAAATCAGATCGTCAATGTTACTGCTTCCACCGAGCGCGAAGCACGCGAAAAAACGCCCGCAGGATGTGTCTGTATTCTGGCGTGTCGTTTTCGCGTTGAGGAGGTACAGCATGTTTAACCTCCAAACCCTTACAGCAAAAGCACGCGAGTTGCGCGGTAACGTGGTAAAAGCCACTACCACGAAAGGCACCCGCACCATGACCCCCGTTTACGAACGGGAAGAGCAGCGCAAACTGCGCGAGCGCATCCAGCAGACCCAGCCGGACTGGGTTTTACTCTGGTGGGATATTGCGACCGTTACCGGCTGGCGTACCAGCGACGTGTGCAACTTCCGTTACTCCTGCATCAACTGGGAAACCGGCATAGCAACAATTATCGTAGCGAAGCAGACCAAAGCAGCAGAAGCCAGAGCGACCCGGAAGGGGATCGAGATTGTACGCCAGCGGCGCAAGGACGCCGCCCGGCTTGCTGGCGATCACATTGCTTACATGCAATGGGATAGCGTGAGCTGCGACGAACTGGCCGCCGGCATGACGGAAGAAGAACAGGCGATCGTGTTTGAGCTGGTGGCAAAGGCTGAAGTTAAGCACGATACCAAACAGCTGCCGCCGGGCATCATCAAGCGGCTGCGCGAACGCATGGAGCGCAATCTTATCGGTGACGACCTGGTATTTTCCCGCAGCCAGATCGAAAGTAACCGTTGCCAGTCTCTGGAAGGTAGCGTGAGCCGCCAGACGATCTGGAAGAAACTGCATAACGTAATGGTGTGGTTTACCCGAGTGGTAAACACGCGTCTGCGCCTGAGCGCCTATTCCAGCCGCAAGATTGCCGCCTTTAATCTCATGTCCGCCGGGGGCGAACAGGGTTTGCTGGTCGCCTCTGAAATGCTCGGGCACAGTAACCCGGCAATCACCCGAACTTACCTCCAGTTAGGCAGCAAGGCCTCCGCCATTCAATCCCGTCTGGCCATGGAGGTATCTGTATGACAACGGTTATCCCAATTTGCTGTCTCGGTGCTTTCGCCGATCACATCCCTGCGCAATTAAATAGCGTGCGATTTTTTTTTGCCAGCCAGTTATTAAGGGACGGGGAGGGGAAATTATGACTCCTGTTTACGATCTGGTTCGCCGGGCCGACGGCAAAAACGTTTTCAGTTTCCCGGCCGGCGGCCGCTATCTGGTGGACACGTCAAATGGCCTGCAGTCGATGCGCCCCCTTATGGACGACGAGATCATTTTTACGGTGGAGAGTGCCGCGCGCTTTCTGAGGAAAATTGGTTATCAGGTAATCCCGCCAGCGGCGTGAGGTAAAAAATATGACGATTAAAAATTCCGGCTTAGCTGCTGGTGGCCGCGCTCACCCTGAAATCAGGCCGTGCGATAAATGGAAGGACGGCCGGGGCAACATCGTAATTATCGAAAGTTACCGATTCGACAGAGTGACATATTGCCGCGAGGGGTACAGCTCACCGTGTTTTTGCACGCCAGAAAGACTGGTGCGGGAATTTGAATTTGTTTCTTCCGCACCGGTCGCCGGCGAAAAAGATATCGATCGGATTATGCGGGTACAGGGCATCGAGCGAATTCGTGTCATGCGGGAAATCATCAGGGAGCGAGGGAACAGAAAATGAAGAATGCACCAAACCTTAAAAAGCAGCCGGCGGATCTCATGGAGGAGTCAATTATCTTTGCCGGCGCCGATGCCTGGACGTTCGCCAAAGCATGGCAGGAAATGAACCCGATTGGCGATACGGTACCGCCGGTTGTGCTGGATAAAAAGCAGCTGGCGGAGCTGGAGAATATCCGCATTGTTGATGATGGCCGTGTCTATGCCCGGGTTTGCCGCGGCGGGCATCTGACCGAACGGCAGATAACCATTCTCGCGACAAAGCTGGCGGTGGCCGGCGTGGAGCGCGCGCAATTCTACTCTGAGGGTTATCAGCTTCTGGAGGACTGGACGCCACAGCTGCCGCGCCTGAAAGCCGATGCGGAAGCTGGCAAAAGCATGGTGATTGGCAAACCGCTGACGGATGTAAACCTTCGCGACCTGGCTGATAACGAAAAGGCGCTCATACTGGCCGCGCGTTACACCGGCATTGCGATCCATGAAAACAGCGAAGGCGTGTACGTCTACCGTACCGGCATCTGGGAGAAAACGTCTTTGCTCGAGCTGAGCCGCGAAATGGTGGCTATCTACAACGAGAACAAAACTAACTTCAGCAAGCGCGCGATCAACAACGTTATCGACGCCCTGAAAATCGTTATCCCGGTAATGGGGGAGCCGCGGCGCAGCCTGATCCCCTTTGCAAACGGCGTCTATGATATGGAAACCGGCGTTTTCTCCGAACACAGCCAGGATAACTGGCTGACCAACCATAACGGCGTGACCTACACGCCGGCGGTGCCGGGCGAAAACCTCCGCGACCACGCGCCGAACTTCCATAAATGGCTAAGTTACGCATCAGATAGAGACGCAATTAAGATGCAGCGCATCGCTGCAGCGCTCTTTATGGTGCTGGCGAACCGGTATGACTGGCAGCTGTTCCTCGAGATAACCGGGGAGGGCGGCAGCGGGAAAAGCGTCTTTACCCACATCGCCACGATGCTGGCCGGTGCGCATAACACCGCCAGCGGGAACATGGCGGCGCTCGACAGCGCGCGTGGGCGGGCGCAGTTCGTCGGGAAAAGCATGATAACGCTACCTGATCAGCCCAAATATTCAGGAGAGGGTACCGGGATAAAAGCGATAACCGGCGGGGATGCGGTGGAGATCGACCCGAAACACGAGCACCAGTACACCGCTGTTCTGCGGGCGGTGGTTGTGGCCACGAACAACACGCCGATGATTTTCACCGAACGTGCCGGCGGCGTTTCCCGGCGCCGCGTAATTTTCCAGTTTAACCGGCGCGTCAGCGAAGAGGATAAGGATCCCGACCTGGCAGAAAAGATATCCGCTGAAATTCCGGTGATTGTTCGCCGGCTGCTGGCGAACTTTGCGAACCCGGAAAAAGCGCGGGTGCTGCTGCTGGAGCAACGGAACAGCGAAGAAGCACTCGAGGTGAAGCAGAAAACGGATCCGCTGTATGCCTTCTGCGCGCATCTTGAGCGGCTGGCTGATTGTGCGGGAATGATGGTGGGCAACCGTAACCCGCCACACTATCCGCGCATTTATCTTTATCACGCTTACCTGGCATTCTTGGAGGCCAACGGTTTCGACAAGCCGCTGACGCTGAATAAATTCGCTGAGGGGATGGAAAGCGCCATGCGGGAGTTTAATCATGAATATCGTAAGGAGAGGAAGAATCGGGGCATGGTGACTAACGTTGAGCTTTCGGAAAGCGCGGAGGACTGGCTGCCGCAGGCGCACCCATTAGCTGAGAAAAAGGAATGAATGTTTAACTAAATATGGGGAAAAGTATACACGGTATACACCACTCTAATAAAAGTTATTAAAATCAATAATATATGCTGTGTATACCTTGTTATAGGGTATACACAGGGTATACACGGTCTACACAATTACATTTCTATAATGATTAGTTAATAAGCAAAAACGTGTATACCGTGCATACCTGAAATGGCAAAGTGTAGACTGGTGTACACGGTTCAATTGTATGTTTTATATGAGTTTTATCGTTTTTATGTAGACCGTGTATACCTTGAGGGCAAATTCTTTAAAACGCATCCACTTTTTTCACGTTGTGAACCCCTGCTATTTCATTAATATCGTTTCATAAATCGCAATTGATTATTGGATTGTTGCGATTAATGAAACTTTAACGGTCGCTATTAGTGGGGGCATCATGAGCAAGGTTAACGTTAAGCCCGTTCTGCTGAACGGGGATCAGATTCAGGCTCTGAAAACCATTCAGGAGAGGGAGCGCCAGAAGTCGGGCATGGGGATCGCGCCGTCAATCCATGCTGTTGCACGCAAGATATTTGATGCAGGGCTGTCAAAAATGGAGGCTGGCCAGTGAGCTACTCAATCAAAATTGGGAAACACAGCATCGAGCTGGCGGGTTATGCCGGTAAGGTTGTTGCGCCAAATACTCAGATGGCCGCTTTATTTCGTGGCATGGCGGGCGAACTCACCAGCCTGAGGACAACGGCGCAGCAGGCCGAAGCTGAGGCGGATTTGCTGGATGTTATCCGCAACGATCCGGATCTGAACGAACAGGCAAAAAACCGCAGGGCAGGTGAAGCCCGGAACCCGGACACGCTTAAAGACTTTACCCGCGGGGTGGCAGCCGTAAGCGAGCAGGCCGCAAATATTCTCGATTACCTGAAGAACAAGCTCGCTCCGGTTAATCCACTGGCATCTGATGATGTTCAGGGATTCATGCGTGACAGCGAGATGCGCCAGGCATTCGCCCGACTGGATCGCCGCAGCCAGGAAAAAATGCTGCTGTCGATGCACAGTGGAAAGCATCAGGAGCTGGCGGACGCCTTACTGAGGGCGCACGCGGTGTGTTCGGGGCTCGATACGGAACAGCTAAAACGTCTCGGCTTTTCCCGTATAGCATCAGAGAACGGGCAGGTAATTAGCGCGGTTGCCGATCTGGTCGACGCGGTAAGGAAGGACGTCGCACAAATTACAGCTGTCCGAACCTGGTATAACAATCTCGTTTACGGGAAGAACGACGATCCATCAGAAGTTCTGCCCCGCATGACCGGCCTTGATCAGTTAAGCGAACATGTCAGCGCGATGCTCAAAGGCAGCCAGCGGCAGACACATTCAGAAGAGAAGCAGGCCGCCTGAGGGCGGCTTTTTTCTGCCCGGAGGGAAACATCACGATGCTATTAAGTAAATCAGCCTACGCCAGGCATATGGGCGTCAGCCGGCAAACTGTTTACGGCTGGATAGCCCGCGGTGAAATTGTAATTTCAGGCGATAAAGTGGATGTTGACGCATCGCAGGCTAAACAAAATTCTGCTGGTGCTGGCGAACACCAGACTGAGATGACGTGGGCGCAAGCCGCCGCGTGGGTATGGGGGCATGACGGCGGGAAAGAGCTGCCGGCTGATAATAATGCTGGCCAGCGAATAGAGGTCGCAGCCGCTGAGCTGGGTTTTGAAGTTCGGCACGAGCCCGATGAAAAACTGCTGATTCTCTTCCGGCAGGATGAAGAAACCCACAGCTTCTATGGCAAAGACCATGCAGCAGGCGCTTTACGGTTTCTTCGTTCTGAGCTGGCTTACGTTGCCACAATGCACCCCGACACCCAGGATGACTGGAGCGAAACAGGATTAAAGGCACTCTGTCTGCTGGCAGGTGAAAAACTGTAAACCCCCGGCCAAACCTAACTCCTCTAACTTGACACTTTTTCGTGAAAAACAGGGAAAAGTGTCAACCCAACCTAACGGATCCTGACGCCTACGAACAGCATCTACAGCAGAAGTGTAAAGGGCTGGCGTTGAGATTTGTTGAGCCTTGACTGTTAACTTTTGTTAATCCTGATGCGGAGCAGGGCAGGTGCCAGCCTGTTATGGTTTGTTATGCCTTACTAGGGAAAACTAGGGGTAAAGTGTCAACCGCTACCGCTTCAGAAAACTTCAGGTGCGGGAACACAGGAGGGGAGGTGTTAAGCACTCCCCCTTTGCAACCATCCTCGAGCCTCTTTCAAGTCGCTGCTCTGGTTTGCCCGGACGCTGGCGTTCAGATTGAGTTGTCAAAAGTTGTCACCCACCGGCAGCGTCAGTGGGGAATTTTGGCAGAACGCGCTCTAAGTTACAGTTGCTTCAGTAAGTAATTGTTGTTTACTGACCTAGCTACTTAAAAACGGGATCAGCCTATTCATCAGATAGCTTGTGTTGTTTTTATAATCGGATAAACTTGTCCTATAGTTTGTCTACTAACGTCCACTGAAGAAGGTTCAGTTAGTTGGCTAAGAACACTAAGAAACGGATAAATGGTAACTAAATGAATATGTTAAGTTTAGTTTCCGATCAAGCCGCTAATGATGAATCAGTTGAAACTACCTTCTTCGAAGCGCATGGCTCCCATGGAACTTGCTGCTCAAGAGCTGCATCAATTCTGGAGCATGGTTTCAGAGTTGGAGACGGTGGTCGGCGCGGTGTGGGAGCTTATCTTTGGCATGCTGCTGAACAAGGATGCCAATATGCAACTCAACTTGCAGAAAGTTGGTTTGCTGCTGCTGAAAAAAGAGGTGAGTATTCAGACGAAGCTGACAAAGGTTGCGCTGTACTTTGGGGGTACGTCAAGGCACCTGATGAAGAGGTTTTAAACCTAGAAAGTCCCGAGTTTAGAGTAACTTTAAGAAGAGCGCTCGATGGTCTTTGGCCAACTATAAATGCCCAGGATGTTGATGAGAGAGAAGATCTCATTTGTGCAGTACACCAAATGCTCATCAATCGAACTGAAGAAACTGAAGGCATACCAGTTGGCGTAGTGTTAGCCACCGTCCAGCAACCACCTAAAATGCCAGACCAACTGGCTGGGTATGTTGGAGCGCCGTTTGCTGTGATAGTTAGAAATCTGGATTATCTTGCTATAACTAAAAATTAGAGGGGTTCCACTATGAACCGTAGAATGAAGGCTGCATTGGACGCGGCGTTACAAGACATCTTGTCTTTAACACCTGAAGAGTTCCTTAAAGAAGCCAGGGAATGTAGAGAAGGGGATGTTTTCTCTTTTTTGAAAAAAAGCGAAAAGTTCAAAGATTTTGATGTGAACATGCTGGAACCTTTGTCTTTGCACTTTTCAGAAGTCATGACAGAAGATCTGGTAACTTTGTTTGCTACTGTGAAGCTGAATGCTGCTAAATCCTTGAACGCTGAAACGGTTTTAGCTATTGAATCAGAACCTGAATTTGCACTGGCGGCCTAA